CAGAGAACTTTGGCGGCTCCGCGCGAGCCGAACTTGCGCAGCGAAACCGTATCGTCGGCTTCGTTGCAGACATAAAAGAGCGCGCGCACCTTCTTGTTCTCAGCAAAGACGCGCATGGCGTCCCGGCGAGCATCCATGGCCCGGAGGCGCTGACCGCCAGCGCGAACACGCTCAGCAACCTCAGCGATGTCGATCTGGTTGGCGGGGTGGTTCGGGTTGGTGGGGAAGGTCAGCATTGGGTAGTCATCCTGTTGGAGCGCGGGGTGGGATGGCGCTGCGAGTGGTCTGATGGAGATCAATCTATACGGAAAAAAACGTAATGCAAGCACTAAATGCGGAAAAATCCGGAATTGTGTTGTGCGCTGCGGAAAAGTCCGCTAGATACCAGCAATGCCGAAGCAGACACCGTTCGAACCGCCGCCGCCTATGTCGCGTGCTGATTATGCGGCCTTCCGGGATCGGTGGATGAAGCACATCCTGGGCAAGCATTGGCTCCCCGAGCGGCACAGGATCATCGCCTGTCGGCTCGCGCTCTACGTCAATTTCGATGAACAGTTCGCGCGCCCGAGTGTGGCGACGATAGCGCTAGATACGTCCTGCAGTGTCAGGACAGTGGTGCGCGCGGTGGCATTTCTGGAGAAGGAGAAACTGCTACAGATCGACCGGAGGAAACGCGGCGTGAACCGCTACTACCTTTGTCTTTAAGTGACACCTATTGGCACTTTTCAAATGTGCCACCTACTGTCACCCTAACACGTGAGGGCTAAACACGTTAGTCTCTTACACTCCGGTATAAGGGCTATGAGGGATGAGTTCTATAGCTCTAGCGGAACTTAGATTTCAGTGGGCTTCCACCCTCCGGTAACGATGCCCCTGACCTTGACCTCGAATGTCTTGTCGCCATCAACCGGAACCCGCGTCCATTTCGGGTTTGAACTACGCGGCGCCAGCCAAAACTTGCCTTCGGCCTTTTCAATGGCTTTGACGGTGATCTCCACGAGCTGGCCGCCCGCCCGCATCCGCTGCACATGCACGAACAGCCCATCTCGCAAGGGTACGCCAGCGTCCCAGAAATCGACACAGGTCACATAACTGCCGTCTGGGAATTCCTGATCCATGGAATCGCCGCGAACCCTCAGCGCATATTGCATGGCTTTCGGGAAACGTGGATCTCGTGGTGCCGGCAGAATTTCATGCTCGCTCGGATCATCATCGAGCGTTGTAACCTCTAGCCAGTTCCCAGCCTGGACATCCGAAACGACCGGCAAGCCAGTAATTGGGATTTCATCACTCGGCTCCGGGGTCTTTTGGGGCGGCTTTTCGAGCTTTTCTAGAATTAGGGCCAGGTCATCGGCCTTGATCGACTTCTTGCGGCTGACGAGAAAATCCCGAATGTAATCCTTGTCGCGGCCGATCTCCGTCGCGAGCGCAGCCGGGTTTGTGCCGGCTTCCTCAATTAGCTTTTCCAACTTTGCGGGCGTCATTTTCTCCATGGCGGATTCATACGTCATGCAAAAAACTCCGCCATGCGTATCTTTCCGTCGAATAGGGCTTGTATGTTGCGTAGAAATACGCATACTGCATGCTTATGGAACAGGAACTCCGCAGCAAACTTCTCGAAACCGCCGCCAAGCTTGCCGATCGCGGGATCACCGAAGAAACCATCGGTCTCCGTGCGATCAAGGACAATACGTTCTTCAAGCGTATGCGCGGCGGCTCCGGCTTCACGGTCAAGACCTATGACAGGATCATGGCCTGGATGGAGGCCGAGCTGGCCGAGGAGAAGGCAGCGTGAGTTTAATTCATCCCGATGCGCAGGCGAATTCCGCCGCAACACCGGTACCCGAGATGCGTCATGATCTGCTGCATGTTGGTATAGATCGTCGGAGCGGCGAGGACAGCTTTGTACCTGATGATTTTGCGGCCATTCTCGTTTGCATACATCGCAAAGAGATGGTTCCCGTCTCCGAGGTCGTCGACAAATGCAATTCCAGAAACACGGAACTCCGGCACTCTGGCCGGCATGATGAATTCGCCCATTTTGGAAACCCCTTAAGCCGCAATTTCCACTTGCCGGCTCACGATCATGCTGGGGCATTTTGCGCTGCATCAACAAGGACTGTTTCGGGACTGTTCAGCTTAAGTTGCGCTTATAGTTGCGGGGTTGTTAACGACCCGGGGCGCGCGTCATGAAGAAGCCGCCCAAGAATTTCGTTTATTTCATGAAGCCAGTCGGGATGGATGGCCCTATCAAAATCGGCTGTTCCGGCGTGCCGGTGTATAGGCTCGAAGCGCTGGCCACTTGGTCGCCTTTCCCACTTGAAATTATAACGACCACGCCAGGTCGATCCAAGGACGAGAACTTTCTTCATAGGTGCTTCGCCTACTGCCATCTTCATCGCGAATGGTTCAATGCAACGCCGCTTCTGCTCGAAACGATTGATGCAGTTTCGACGGGAACAACCATAGCAGAATTGCGGATGCGCCTGACTGAGACAGGGAACATCCGCGCCGAAGCACATCGCGGTCCTCACAATCCCAAGCCGCGTGTCGGGCTTTTCTGGGAGCCTCTGTTCCTTGCTGGCGAACAGGAGCGCGCAGCATGATCTCCGCAGCTCTTTCCCAAGAGATCCTCTCACTGCCTCCACACACCCAGGAAGACGAGGCGGCATGATGATCTCTTCAACACTTTCCCCGGCGCACGGCTCGGACCTCAACCCCTGTCGTGAAATCGTGACGGTTCGAATCTGCGCCGGGCGCGGACGGGCGCATCGTCACCTCATCAGGTTCAGTCGAACCAACGCACATAACCCCGTCCGCAACCAATCCGCTGCCGTTTTCCCAACTTCCGGCGGTGTGATCGCAGCCTTCCTCCCAAGGTTGCGTAGACTGGCGGCCAGAACTCTTGAGCGCTTCGTACCCCTTGTGTGCGCTCGGGCTCTGGCCGCCATTTTCTCCCGGATACGCAGGGACATACGTCCGGGATTGCTGAATTTCTGCCGGCCTCTCGTGGCCGCCGGCAAGCCGTCTTTTTTTTGCTCGCTGCTCAAGCACCGCCAAGAGCCTCGCAGCGGCATCTTCAATGCTTTCACTCTCGCGCCAGTCCTTTCGCCTGTGCCTGTTCTCCATGCGAGCAACAGACACCAGAAGGACACCCGAGATCATGGGAAATCATACGCGCAACACGGATAAAAAGCAGATGTCAGATGTAGCTTTGGCACGGTCCTACGTGGCCGACATCGGAGGCTCCGGGAAGGTTCAGACCATCCTGTACGCAGCCTACTCCAAGCTCGTGAAGATGTTTCCTCACGAGGAAAACCCGAAATTGCAGTGGACCGAGCGGAGGGTTCGTTCGTTCTGGAACCAAGAGGCCGCCTACGTCGAATTCCGTGAGATGCGCGAACTACACGCGGCAGCGGCGAAGGCAAAAGAAGAGCGTGAACTGCTCCAGAAAGCGAGGAAAGAGCATGCCGCATTCATCGAGAAAACCGCCGCTTATCGTGCGCTTCTTGAGCGTACGGACCCGGATTTCTTTAGCCCTGAGATTGAGGGACTTCGCGGCCAGTCTGGCAACCTGGATCGCTCCCGAGCTGGAAGAGAGTGACGATGGAGAAGCTTCGGGTTCTTGACCTCTTTTCAGGCATCGGCGGCTTCACGCATGGGCTCGAGGCGACCGATGGCTATGAGACCGCTGCCTTCGTGGAGATCAATCCTGATCGACAGAAAGACCTGCGAGAGACATGGCCAGGCGTTCCCGTATTCGAAGATGTGCGGGCGGTATCCGCAAAGGACATAGGGCAAATAGATGTCATCACGGCAGGCTTCCCTTGCCAGGATATCTCCACCGCCGGACGCCGAACCGGTATCCACGGAGAGCGCACAGGACTTTTTTCTGAGATCATTCGACTTGCTGGCGAGCTACGACCCAGTTTCATCGTCCTGGAGAACAGCTCAGACCTGCTTACTGGCGACGGGGGAGCTTGGGCTAGACACATTTTCGGGGAGCTGGCCACGCTCCGGTACGATATCGAATGGCATGTTATTCCAGCTTCCGGACTTGGTGCCCCGCACGTCAGAGAAAGAATCTGGATCATTGCTACCGACGCCAGTAGCGAGTTCCAAGCGCAGCGGCGGCACAAGCTCTATCTTGGACGGCGGTTCACACGCACGAGCGAAGCTGCGGCGATTGTTGCCGACCATTACCGTGAAAGGGAACTACAATCAGGTTGGGTCTTCACCGACAAGCGGGGAGGGGTTGTACACGACCCTGAACATGCTTGGCCTGAGACCTGGATCGAAAAGCTGTCATCGCTTCGCAGCATGGATGATGGGCTTCCCGCAGGATTGGCTACTGCCGCCTCCCACCGGTTCGGAAACAGCGTAGTCACGCACATTCCAAAGCTTATCGGTCGCGCAATTCTTGAAACGGGGATCGCAGCATGAACGCGCACTCAAAGCCCCAACGCGTCGTTGCCCTTGACGGGATTTGGGAACTCGACTCCACCGGCCATTACCAGCGGGTGGACATCTTCGAGGAAGAGCCTCGCTTCCCATATTCCGGCTTGATCATCATTGCGCTCTGTCTGATTGGGTGGGCCGCATTCGGAGGGATGTCATACTGCCTTTATCGGCTCGTTGAGGTGCTTGCTGGGGCATGATTACCTTCGAGTTTCCTTGGCCTCCACGTAGCCTATCGCCCAATGCCCGCGCTCATTGGAGCCGCAAGGCAAAGGACGCCAAGCATGCACGACAGGTGGCCGCATGGATTGTTCGCGGCGCCGGCATTCGCCCTGGAGATTTCGACATTCCCGGCAAGCTGAAAGTCACCTGGATATTCCAAGAGCCAGATAAGCGCCGCAGGGATGACGACAATCTTATCAGTTCAGTGAAGGCGTTCAGAGATGGCGTGGCGGACGCGCTCGGAATTGATGACGCACGGTTTGAAACGACCATTCGCCGAGGGCCACCGGTCAAGGGCGGTCTGGTTCGTATCGAGTTAAGCGCCGCCTAGCCATTCGATAGGGCGCCAAGCCCTGATTTGAGGGATCGAGATGACAGACTTTGAGCAGTTCTGGCGAGCATATCCCCGGCGTGTCGCCAAAGGACATGCCCGCACAGCCTTTGAGAAGGCAATCCGCAAGACGGATCTCGCGACGATGCTTGCGGCAATCGCGGATTACATCCGCTTTAAGCCCGAGCGCATCGACTTCAAGCACCCGGCCACCTGGTTGAACGGGGAATGCTGGTCAGACGAATGGGCCAGCGTTCCACGGGAAACAGGCCGCCGCCGCACTTTCACAGACGTAGCAATCGACAGGTTCAATCATGGATCAGCGGGCTTTCAAGGAACTGACGCGAATGCTGGAGTCGTTCCCTCAGACCAGCGGCAACCCGGATCTGACGGTGAGCGCCTACGAATTGGCGGTCCACGGCCTGTCTTCACAAGCCATCATTGAGGCGTGCCAGCGGTTCATATCAGGGCTGGTGGAGGGACAGGGTATAGACTTTGCGCCGGCAGCCCCCCGTTTCGCGCAGGAAGCCCGCAAGAGGCAGGAATATATCGATCTGAAGGGCCGCCCTCGTCTCGCATCCCCCGCCGCATACACCGGCACGCCTTGGCACATCAGGCAGGAGAAGGCCCGCACCAAGTACCGCGAATGCCCGATCATCAAGGAGAACGTCAGCTTTGACGAATTCAAGAAGATGAGCGCGGCAAGGCAAATTCCTGTGGGGGGAGCCTGGGTGGCTTCCCTTGCGACTATTTTTGGCCCGCCCGCAGAACAAATAGCCATCAAAGGGAGAACGTAATGAGCCTGCTCCAGGCGGCTGCCGCCATCGTCCTTTGGAAGTCTATGCGCTTCGACACACACGATATCGCTGCCGCGCTCAACGTGCACGAGGCAGATGTGTGCCGCCTGATCGATGCCGCCAGAGAACGCGAGAACGGCCCATTCTTCACGGTAATCGAAGGATCACGTGCATGAGCATCCATTGGCGCCAGATGTCTACCGCAGAGAAGATCGAAGCCGTCAGAATGGCTTGGTATTCCGGAACATCAGCAAGGGAAATCGCGGCGCACTTCAACGGCGCGACGAGAAACGCGGTAATCGGGCTGTATGGCCGGTACCCAGATCTCCTGACGGAGACACCTCTCAAGAAACCTACCAAATCCGTCATCGCCATGGTGAAGGCAAAGGCTAATGGCAATTATACCGTTCGCACGCCAAGCAAGACGCGGCCAAAGCAGCCGACAATCGAACCGGAGACATTCGTCCCTCCCGAACCGCGCGGCCTTGAATGGCACGTCTGCGGCAAGCCGTTGATGCTTCTTGGGCCCCACCAGTGCAAATGGCCGATTAATGAAGCGGCGGTCGGTGAGGCGCATCTGTTCTGCTCCGCGCCGGCAGAGAAATCATACTGCGAAGCCCATCATGCGCGATCATTTACGACGGCGCGGAGATCGGTCGAACTTCCTGACAGAGTACGGAGGTGGAGATGAGCGATTGGACACCGTATCAAATCGAGATCCTGCTCCATCATTATTGCAGCGGAGCACGATTCCCGCGCGAGGATGCGCCAGCGTATCCGGGCGAACTAAAAGGCCTGATGGATATTGGGTTGCTTGAATATGTGAATGGCATCCCGCGCGCGACGCCTAGGGGACAAGCGCTCATCGGGATGTGGTGCGCCACACCGCTTCCAGAGCAGTGCTTTGTCGACCCGAGATTCAAAGCGGAGACACCATGACCAAGGCTAGAACAGCCGCACAAAAACTGAGGAGCAGACGTGGGCGTCCTCGTCGTGATGGCCCGCGCACCCCATCAGGCCAAATCTCACGCTCCAAGGAGGCAAATCTCGAAATGAACATGCAGCCCGCAATCGATCGGCGTGTACGTCACTACGGAATCCGCAGCACTAAGGGCGAAACCGCACATCAATTGGCCGGCGATCCGCACTGGGGCTATCTCCTCGGGCGCCTGCTCAAGGATGGCGTGATCAACAAGGCCCAGCACGACGCCGGCAACCGCTACAGCGAGGACATGGCGGCCTATTACGGTCTGACTGGTGTCGCGTTCCCAAGCGCCAAGGCTCAGAACATGTTCGCAGTTCGCGGAAGCGCTGGTGACGATGACGAAGAGCGTGGCGCAAGAGCGGCGAAGGCGCGCGTCAAGATGACGAAGTTGCGGGACTTGCTGCTTGCCTGCGGAGATGTCAACACTGGCCGCCGCGTGCTGCATACCGTCAATGCCGTGTGTGTCGAGGACATGGACCATCTGCGCACGCTGAATTCACCAATGAGAGCGTGGCTGGTGAGCGGACTTAACTCACTTTCACGCCATTATGAGGGGACTTGACTTCCCCGCGCAAATCACCGATGTTCACGATATTCCAGAGTTCACAAGTGTATCTGAGCTGGCTCCTGCCTAGTGTAGGAGCGTGGTGCGGGGCCACTGCGGCAGACATCCGGGGCTCGTTCCTGGGTTCTCGTCCGTCTCTCCGAAGCCGTCTTGGGCCCAAGGCGCACGAAAAGTCGCCCCGCTTCGCCGAACTGTCACCGGATGGTGTGCGTGCTTGACGCTCGTCAAGATAGGCAAGTGGGGCGCACGATTTTGCCGGTATCGGGCCTCGCTCTGACGAGCATGGCCGCGAATAAGCGCAGACCTTCGTGGTCGCCACCGGCAAGCCCCAACACCGAGCTGGAGGGCGTATGCCGACACTACGCTCACCGATGCGAAGCCCGCTTAGATCATCGATCTTCAATCCACTGACCGGCGGGGGATTGACCGGTACGATAGCCGATTTCCCCCAGGACCTCGATTGGACAGTTCCATCAGTCAAGGGTGGGCCTCAGTCATTCTCGGGCTCTCCGGGTGCTGGAAATCTCTTCCGTCAAGGCGGCAATGCAGTCGTCTGTTATGCCCCGAATGCAACCGGCACGTTGTCAGCAATGTCCTCAACGGCCTTTCGCCGGACCAATCTGGGCGAGTGGCAGTACCCTTCGATCAACGTTCGCAACCTGTGGAACCGCGACCTGACTAATGCTGTCTGGGTTGCTACCAACGGAACGGCGACAAAGAACCAGACCGGGGCGGACGGAGCGGCCAACGCCGCGTCTCTGATAACTGCCACCTCTGCTAATGCGACCTTCCTTCAAGCAACCACCAATGCATCGGCGAACTGGGTGTTTCAGGTAGACCCTCGCCGCGTGTCTGGAACCGGCACGCTTGAAATGACGATGGACGGCGGAACGACTTGGACCGTTGTCACGCCAGCCAGTTCCTCGTTCGATGTGATGAACCCAAAGGTCATCAATCAATCCGCCGTCACGAATCCATCAGTTGGTTTTCGCATCGCGACTTCTGGCGATAGTTTTGTCGTCGATTTCACGATGCTCTTTGCCCAGCCTACAAATTATCCGGCCAACACCCCTATTCATAGCCGGCCGATCACCACTTCGGCGACAGTCCAGACGTTCCTCGAACGAGCATATGCATCCTTTCCAGACAATTCGCCCCTTGCGATTATCGCCCGTGGCCCCTTCGCGTTCTATCTCCAGCAACGCGGTTACCCGAACCATCCGATAACGTCGGCCTCGAACTTTCAAGTCAGCGTCGCGCCAGACGGCACTATCAAATTTCAGAATGGCGCATCTGGCCAGTGCGTGACCACGGCCGGAATCTGGAAAACCGGCTTGAGCCAGGTCAACAAGATTGCTGGGTGGTGTGATGGATCTACGCTTAAAATGGCCGCGAACGGCACGCTGGCAGGAGCTGCGACCGGCACAATAGGCCTCGATCCAGCGCTCGACCACTGGGATCTCGGGACAAACGGTGCTGGTGCAAACTCGATCTTCGGTATCAATGAGCGCGTCGCAATGGGTCCGAACCTGACGTTCACCGATGCGCAACTTCAGCAGATGACGACGTAAGGAGCCGTTATGGCTAACAGGGTAGTCGATACGCTTGCGGCGACTGGAACCGGCACGGCGATAACCGTTCAGACCGGATGGCTGTCTCTCACGGGAACATGGACCGGCACTGTAAACTTGCAGACTGGTCCGAATCCTGATGGCTCGTGGTCAAACATGACGGATGCCAGCGGCAACGTGATTGCGCTGACGGTCAATACGAACTGCCCGATCGATAACGCCATTCCGATGTCGATGAGGGTCAACTTCACGCGCACCACTGGAACTCTGGTGGCTGCTCTCACGAGTCAGATCCCGGCCTAAAATGTTCACCTGGCTGGTGATGGATGCAGGGCAGAAAGACGCGCTTGTGTCTCTCGGCATAACGGAACAGTTTGCCCCGAGAGTAATCACCACATCGGAACTGGCTGGCAAATGGGCCAGTCCTATCAGTCTCCTTGACGACCCAAAGTATGCGGAGTGGGCGCAAGGGCTTTCTTTCCTTCCGCTCCGCACACTAAGCGCCGACGCGCTCTTCGCCTGAAACCTCAACCCAGTCCTGAAGCACAGGCCCGACCGGCCTGCTCAACATCCATGTCGAAAGGAATATGAAATGGCCGGACTCTACACTCCTGGCGTCCAGACGGACAACCTCATCACCGGCAGCGAGCACATCGTTGTCGATACCTTCCTGCCGAGCGGTCAGGTACCGCAGACTGCGAAGCTCTCGCTCGCTCGTCTGGCGATGGCCATGACCTACCTCTCCAACAACCTGAGCACGACCCCGGTTGCCGGTACCCGCTATTATGTCGATACCTCGATTGGCACCGATGGCACTGTTGTCACCGGCATCCGCGCTCTGATCGGTGCCACTGGTGGCACGGACAAGTTCATCTATGAACTGCATGACAGCGCTGGCAATCTCGTGGCCACCACGGCTCTTGCCGGCGTGACTGTCGGCACTGCTGGTACCTGGCAGGCCATTCCGTTCACCGCTCCTGTGACGGTCAATGCTGGCACGTACTTCATCGTCGTGCAGAACAACGGTACCACGGCACGCATTGCTACCTACAATGCTCCGGTCTCGCCGCTGCTCACCGGTTCGGCCACCGGCACCTTCGGCACCTCTGCCGCCATCACGCCTCCGACGACCTACACCGCAGGCGTCGGCCCCGTGGCGATGCTCTACTAAGGACAATGGCCAGCGCGAATGCTGGCCTGCTCCATCATGCTGAAAAAGCTCATCGCTTGGCTCAAGGCCTGTTGGCAGAGCAAGCCAGCCCCAAGGAACTTCACCATGTCCGCAATTGACGCCTCTGGCCTCTCTGCCTTCTTCGAAACCCTCGCCGCTGATATCCAGAAGATCGCCGCTGAACTTTCGGCCGCCAGCGCAACCGCTGAGCAGGTAACCGCACTTCAGGGCCAGCTTGCCGCTGAACAGGCGGCTCATGCTGCTGACAAGGCCCTTCTCGACCAGGCGAACGCCGATCTCGCCGCATCCCAGGCAACCGTCACCGATCTGGAAGCCAAGGGTAAGGCGCAGCTCGAGGCAATCGCCGCGCTCCTGCCGCCGGCTGCTTAAAGACTGCGCATGGCCCGGCCAACTGACTATGACCAGTCCTATTGCGATGCGGTTATAAAGCTTGGCCGGGAAGGCGCGAGCAAGGCCGAAATGGCTTATGCCCTGGGAACATCGCGCCAAACAATAGACAATTGGTGTGCAGCCCACCCTGAGTTTTTTGACGCCGTAAAAGAGGCTGTGTCTGTCTCTCAGGGATGGTGGGAGTCAAAGGGCAGAGAAGCAACGTTCGGAGGCGTACCCAACTTCAACGCCACCAGCTTCATTTTCAACATGAAGAACCGCTTCCCGGCTGACTGGCGCGACAAGCAGGACCATGAGCTTACCGGTGCGCAAGGTGGCCCGATCAAGACAGACAGCCGGTTCGAGATAGTGCTCGTTCCACCCGACAAGGGCGATGAGGGCTGAGTTCCCTGAACGGCTGGCGTTTCTCTTCCAGCCTAAGCGATACAAGGTAGCATGGGGTGGGCGCGGTTCGGCTAAGTCATGGTCGATCGCCCGGGCGCTCCTCATCATCGCGGCGCAGAAGACAAAGCGCATTCTGTGCGCCCGAGAGTTTCAGAACTCAATCCAGGATTCGGTCCATAAGCTACTGAGCGACCAGATCGAAGCGCTCGGGCTCAGTGATCAGTACGAGATCCAGAAAACCACGATCATCCATAGGGTGACGGGTAGCGAATTCATCTTCTCAGGCTTGCGCCATAACGTGGACAGCCTGAAATCGAAGGAAGGCATCGATATTGTCTGGGTTGAAGAAGCCCAGATGGTCTCCTCATTCTCCTGGGACAAGCTGATCCCGACCATCCGTAAGGAAGGCTCGGAAATCTGGATCAGCTTCAATCCAGAACTTGAAACGGATGAGACCTACAAGCGGTTCGTGCTCAATCCGCCGACTGAATCGATCGTCGCCAAGATCAACTGGCGCGACAACCCTTGGTTCCCCGAGGTTCTGCGTCAGGAAAAGGACGATCTCAAGGCGCGTGACATCGACGCCTATCTCAACGTCTGGGAAGGAAATTGCCGGCAGACGCTGGACGGCGCGGTTTATGCCAGTGAGATGCGGCTGGCGCAGGAAGACAACCGGATTTGCCGCGTTCCGTATGATGCGTCGAAGCCAGTGAGCGTCTTTGCAGACCTTGGCTGGGCGGATCATACTTCGCTCTGGTTCGTCCAGAAGATCGGGCTTGAGTATCGAGCACTGCGGGCGGTGCAGGACAGGCAGAAGCCGTGGCCCCACTATCTCGGGCTTATCCAGTCCTTCGGCTACATCATCGAAGGGATATGGCTTCCCCACGATGCGCAGGCAAAGCAGCTCGGCACGGGTAAGAGCATCGAGGAGATCACCCGAGCCTCCGGGATGCCGGTCAGGATTGTGCCCAGGCTTTCGGTTGAGGACGGGATCAACGCGCTGCGCACCATCTTCCCGCAAGTCTGGTGGGATGAAAAGCTCTGCGAAGATGGCCTCTCAGCGCTGCGCAGATACCGCTACGAAGTCGATAAGGTAACGGGCCAGTTCTCCAAGAATCCGCTGCATGACGATGCGTCGCATTTTGCTGACGCGGCGCGGTACTTCGCGGTTGGAATGCGAGACGGCGCAAAGAGTAAGCGTCCGCCGCCACTGCCCAAGAGTTTGGTCACCGGAATGTCACGAGGCTGGATGGGATGACCAAAAAGAACGAAGACAGCGACATCCTTGAGGAAGCCAAGAAGCGCTTTCAGGCCTGTGAGGATTGGGAAGCTGACTTCCGCAAGCGCTTTGTCGAAGACCTGAAGTTTGCAAATGCCGATCCCGAGAACGGCTGGCAGTGGGATCAGGTTCTCCAGCAGAACCGCACCGACAAGCGCAAGCCGTGCCTGACGATCAACAAGACGCGCCAGCACAATCTCCAGATCATCAACGACGCTAAGCAGAACAAGCCCGGTGTCAACATCCGTCCGGTTGGCGATGGTGCCACGTACGACGCAGCTCAGGTGTTCGAAGGCGTCGTGCGCCATATCGAATACCAGTCCAACGCGGAACAGGCCTACGATACCGCGACGACCTTCCAGGTTGAGGGCGGGATAGGATACTGGCGCGTCATCACCGATTATGTTTCGCCTGACACATTCGACCAGGAAATCTACATCCGCCGCATCAAGAGCCCGGATTCGGTCTATCTCGATCCCGACATCCAGGAAGCGGATGGCTCGGATGCTCGTTTTGGCTTCATCTTTGAGGACGTGAGCCGCGACCGGTTCGAAGCTGAGTATCCTGATTACAAGGGCGATGCTGATCTTGACGTGATCGGGAAGGGTGATTTCTGGTGCTCGAAGGACAACGTTCGCATCGCTGAATATTATCGTCGGGAGCAGAAAGCGGATAAGCTCGTCGCCTTTGTCGATCCGTTGACGCAGCAGCAAGTCATCGTCCGCAAGAGTGTGATGGATGACAACCAGAAGGCGATGTACGATCTGGTAAAGGGCGAGCCGAGCACCAACGAGCGCAGTGTCCTTACGGACGAGGTGCAGTGGTTCAAGATCGCCGGCAACAAGATCATCGATCGCCGTGTCTGGCCCGGCAAGTACGTCCCCATCGTCCGTGTGATTGGCGAAGAGACGATCATCGAAGGCAAGATGGATCGCAAGGGCCACACCCGCGCGCTGAAAGATGCGCAGCGCATGTACAACTACTGGACATCGGAAGGAACCGCACAGGTCGCTCTCCAGACCCAGACACCGTACATCGCGTCGGTGCAGGCGACGGAAGGGCTTGAGACCTATTGGGCCAAGTCCAACCTCGATGACGCGGCCTATCTGCCATACAATGGGCTGAACGAGGACGGCACCGCAATCCCGCCGCCGCAGCGCACGCAACCGCCTACGATGGCTGCGGCCTACATCGACGGCATGCGCATCTGCGAAAACCAGTTGATGATGGCCTCCGGCCAGTATCAAAGCCAGTTCGGCCAGAACGAGAATGCTACCTCTGGCAAGGCGATCAACGAACGCCAGCGTCAGGGCGACAACGCCACCTATCACTACATCGACAACCTGGCGATCGGCATCAAATACACGGGCAAGATCCTCATCGATCTGATCCCGAAGATTTACGACACGCCCCGCGTCATCCGCATTCTTGCCAAGGACGGGACTGAGGGCGCTGTCCAGATCGATCCGGGAGCTCAACAGGCGCATCAGCCGACGCAAGATCCAAATCAGGAACCCGATGAGAACCAGGCGGTTTCAGCCATCTTCAACCCCAACGTTGGTCGCTATGAGGTCGAAAGCGATACTGGCCCAGGGTATGCCACTCGCAGGCAGGAAGCGTTCAACGCGATGACGCAGATCGCATCGCAGGACAAGGGTTTCCTCGAGAAGGCCGGAGACCTGTACTGGAAGGCAGCCGATTTCCCGATGGCCGATGAACTGGCTGAACGTTACGCAAACACCATTCCGGCTTCGGTGAAGGGTAAGGGACCGCCGCCAGAGGTTCAGCAGCTTCAGGGGCAGTTGCAGCAGTCGCAGGATGCCATTGTCAAGCTGACCCAGCAGTTGAACGACAAGGAGAAGGACATCAACATCCGGTCCTTCGAGGCGGAATCGAAGCGCATTACGGCTCTGGGTAATTCCGGCCCGGCGATCACGCCAGATCAGATACAGCCGCTCGTCAAGCAGGCAATCCTTGAAATGCTGATGGGAGGCTCACCAGAGGGCGCCAATGCTCAGGGGCAGCAGATGCCGGCAGAACAGACGCAGGCGCCTCAGCAGCCGCCCATGGGCCAGCCAATGCCAATCCAGCCGGGAATGCAGCAGTGACCAACACCAAATGCGCGAATTGCCCAAAGCCTAGCACCTTCGTTGTGGTGGGGGAGAACAAGGAGGTTTCTCTCCTGCACGCAACCGATGAGTTCGCTTCGGTTCTTAGGGGCGCTCCTCTACCGGCATCATGGCTAACCTTCCGCGACGAAGATCAGCCCTATGGCTGGCCGGAGATCGATGCATGAACATCAATATCCGCTCCGGTGAGGTTCCAGTTCTCATTCGCAAGACCGCAGAGGAAATCGCCGGCTGCTTCTACGAACTGTCCCGCACCGATCGTTTCCGGGCCGAGGCCGGGTCTCAGAAGCAGTTCATCCGCCGGCACTGGAAAGACCATCTCGGCAATGCGGTGCAGAGCCTAGCCGGCCTCCTTGGCCAGCCTGGTTTCCCCGAGGACCAGAAGCTCAAGATCCACGATGCGCTGATAGAATTCCACGAGCGCGCCAAGCCCGGCACGCCACAACTGAGCACAAGGAACTGGCAATGAGCAAGATCGCTTACAAGCCCGCCAAGAAGGACAAGGACGACAAGAAGCCCATGAAGGGCGGGAAGGGCGGCAAGGGCTATTGCGGGAAGGCGAAGTAATGGCAACCCATTCCTATTCCCCGAAAGCCGCCGCCAAGGGCAAAGATTTGGGCAAGCCTGGCAAAAACTTCGCGAAGATCGAGAAGTCTGCCGCCAAGGAATATGGCTCCAAGGCCGCTGGCGCTAAAGTTGCTGGTGCTGTGCTGTCCAAGCTGCGTGCGAAGAAGGGTAAATAGCTCAATCGCATTTTAGGCCGGAGGCCAGACACACATTGGCTTGCCGGGGGAAAAGTCCACCTTCATTACCAGCCACTGGCCTCCGGCTTGATAGCCAAGTAGAGTTTCATGGTAGGGCGATACCAGAACCAACTGGTCACGATATTTTGCGGCGCGCCAAGAAGAAAAAGGTGGCGGCAAGACATTGTGAAGTTCGTGGGGGATTTCGGTGTCCATGCGCCAGAGTAGCAGACGGCGGCGCGCACTGCAATTTCGGCGCTCCAAGAGGAGCAAGTAGACAAAATCTTGCGCCCAGACGTTGAATCTGTTAGAAAAATACAGAGGTGAGAGAGGACGCGAACCGTTCTTTCATGCTGGCATATCGGCGTAACATGGGGCTTCGAACGGGAAGCCGACTGGCGCCAGGCTGGAGAAGAGCCACAAACTAAGCCACCGATATGCCCC